CAAGCCCGAATATATTGATATGATCTACGAGCATATTTTGCAGGGCGGCAGTTATGCTTCATTTGCACGTCAGCTTGACGAACCCGTGACGGCTAATACACTGAGGAGGTGGAAATTTGACATCCCTCCATTTGGAGAGGCTATTACAGCCGCCCAGCGGGACCGTGACATCTTGTTCAAAAAATACAAATTTGACCCCAAGGTAAGCATTAAAAAAGCCCTCAAGATGCTCAAAGAGACAGGCGTGGACCCACCAGAGCGGCCTGAGATCGTGCTCAAAATGGTTGATCTGCCCGATGATTTTGTCAAATACGTCGGTCCAGGGCTGTCCGGAAGGTGGACAAAAGAGATGTCGCAGATGGCTACGGACTATCTAATCAAGGGATGGGAGGAGGCGGGGCACACGATGCCCTCTTTAACCGGCCTGGCCGCCCACCTCAAAATCCCGCTCAATGAGCTTAACAAATGGTGCGAGAGGGGAGACAAGCCCGTCATAGCCACGATCCTGGGACTTATCAAGACCATCCAGCACCATATGATAGTGGACGGCGGCCTGTCTGGTAAGCTCAATGCGGCCTTTTGCAAGTTCATCCTCATCAACCACTTCGGATACCAATCCGACAAGATGCAGATCGACACGCACCAGACCATCAAGGACGAGCGAGTCAAGGTGGGTGAGGCAGTCCTTGACCCTGACCTGGCAGACGTGGTGGACAAGACAATCCACCTGGGAGCCGATGACTACACCATTGAGGATGCAAGCGGCGAGGCAGACCCGCTTGACGACATGACGGATATATAGCCCCATGAGCGCAGACGGACCCACAATACACCGCAACCGGCACACACGGTCAGTCCCCAAGCCCCAAAAGCCCCTGCCCGACGCCAAGGTGGCCCCGGAGTCCCTCTCCCCACGCATCCAGGCAAAGCGCAACTATGCCCTCCTCATCAACATGGCTAAAGAGCGTAAGGACGCATCCCTGCAAATCCCCTTGCTGCTCAAAACCCTCTGCCAGACCGATCTTTTTTACTTGCTTGTGTACGGCCTGGGGCGCAAAGACCTTGACACCGACTTTCACTTCATGCGGTGCCGAGAGGTCCAGGTCCAGCCCGACGGCATGATTGACCTGTGGGCACGAGCGCACGGCAAATCCTCCATCATCACTTTCGGCAGGACCATCCAGGACATCCTCAACAATCCTGAGCTTACAGCCTGTATCTTTTCCCACACTAAGCCAATAGCACGGGCATTCCTTCGGCAGATCAAGTACGAGCTTGAGGTCAACCCCCGCCTTAAAAAACTATTTCCAGAAGTCCTGTACTCTGAACCCAAGAAAGAAAGCCCCAGGTGGTCAGAGGACAAGGGCATCACGGTCAAGAGGCAGGGCAACCCCAAGGAGGCAACCCTTGAGGCGCACGGTCTTGTGGACGGACAGCCCACCTCACGGCATTATGACCTCATGGTTTATGACGATGTTGTCACCAGGGAGTCAGTAACAACCCCTGAGATGATCGAAAAGGTAACGGAGGCATGGAGTCTGTCTCTCAACCTTGCAAGCAACAACGCAGTACAGCGATATATCGGCACCAGGTATCATTTTGCGGATACGTATCACACGATGATGCACGAGCGCAAAATAGTGACGCCCCGCATCTATCCCGCCACAAAAGAGGGCACCTGGCCGGGCACTCCCGCCTTGCTCAGTATGGAGGAGCTTGAGGACAAGTACGTCAAAATGGGGAGCTTTGTTTTTGCGGCCCAAATGCTCCAAGACCCCTTGGCCGGAGGGGACAGGACCTTTAAAGATGCGTGGTTGATGTGGTACAACAGCCTTGATATCTATGGATATAACATATATATCGTGGTTGATCCGGCCAATTCTAAGCGTAAGGACAGTGATTATACCGTCATGTGGGTGATAGCAACGGCCCCTGACGGCAATTACTATCTGCTGGATGGACTGAGAGACCGTCTCAACCTTGCAGAGAGGGGCAGGGCTTTGATATCCCTGCACCGCAAATGGAAACCGTTGCGTGTGGGATATGAAGAATACGGGATGCAGGCAGACATTTTTTATATCAAAGAGCTTCAGACCACGGAGAACTACCGCTTTCACATTGAGCCCCTGGGCGGCAGGTTGAGCAAGGAAGACAGGATTGAATCCCTGGTACCGCTCTTTGAGAATCACAAGTTTTACCTGCCTGAGCACCTGTACTACCGGACGGTTGAGGGCAAGCGAGTAAACCTCATCAAGTCCTTTCTGGATGAGGAATTCAGATGCTGGCCGGTACCGCACCACGACGACATGCTGGATTGCATGGCCCGCATTAAAGACGAGAAGATGGGTGTCCGTTTCCCGAAAGAGATTGACGAGAAAGACAAATTGAAAGACAGAGGTGAACAGGCACTGCTAAGGCAGGGTAAACTTGACAGCGATATAGGGGTAACTCCCGGAGGTATGGCGGCATGAGCAAATTTTCTAAAGTACAATTCAAAGAATCCGAGAAATCAGCCAGAGAAAACTGGCAGGCGTTTGTCACAGCCTACGACTCAGGACATGAGGACTTCATCACCAGAGCGAGGCGTCTTGACGATCTTTACCTTGGAGGTGGGACGCAATGGACAGAGGAGGACCGAGGGGCAATGCGCTTCAAGGACCGTCCGATCTATGAGTTCAACCACATCCAGCCCGCAGTCCATACGGCTCTTGGCATCCAGCTTAACAGCAGGGTTGACATATCCCTAAAGCCCAGGGGATACGGGGCAGACGAGGCAACAGCGGACATTCTGAGCCGCCTTATAATGCAGGTGCAGGACGAGTCAGAGTTCCACTGGATGGAGAGCAAGATATACGAGGACGGCCTGATCCAGCGCAGGGGATATTACGACTTCCGAATGTCCATAGATAACAACATCTACGGAGAGATCACGATAGACACGCTTGATCCCCTGGATGTCATACCGGACCCGGACGCACAGAGCTACGATCCCAGGGGATGGCGTTATGTCATTGTCCAGAGGTGGTTGACCTACGACGAGCTGGCCCTCCTGTACGGGGAGAAGATAGCCAAAAAGGTGGAATCCATTGCTGATTTGTACGCAGAAGAGGACACGTGGGACAACAAGGCGAGCTTCGGACACGAGAATAAGGGAGACAGCACACCAGGTTCAGCGGACTATTACAGTTACGGATGGTTTGAGGACGACAATTTTAAGGTGCGCCGTTATTTTGTCATTGACCGGCAGTACCGCAGGATATCCAAGGAGGATGTTGTTGTGTCGCTGGTAGGTGATATATATCCCCTGGAGTCCCTGACAGATGGACAGGTCAAAGCCATATGCGAGGGTGGAGGATGTATAACCAAGCGGTATGTGGACCGTGTCAGATGGTGTGTGAGTTCAGGCCCTGTAACGATCCACGACGAATGGAGCCCTTACAAGACATTTACTGTTGTCCCGTACTTCCCGATATTCCGCAGAGGGCGCACACGGAGCATGGTGGATAACCTTGAGAGCCCCCAGGAGCTTGAGAACAAGGCCCTCACATCTTTCATAGAAATCCTGAATTCTGCCTCCAATCCGATATGGAAAGTTCCCCAGGGCTGTCTTGTAGGAATGACCCCATCTACCCTTGCCAGACAGGGAGCAAAGGCAGGTCTGGTAGTGGAATTTGACCCGTCAGTAGGCGAACCAACCAGGGAACAGCCTCTTGCACCTCCACAGGCCGCCGTTGAGCTTATCAACAAGGCAGAATTTGCAATCAAGACTATATCCGGCATGTCCGATGCGCTTCAGGGGCAACCGGGTTCAGAGGTTTCCGGGATTGCAATCAAGACAAAGCAGTACCAGGGACAGTTACAGATGGGCAGGCACCTGGATAACCTTGCATACACAAGGAGGCTTGCAGCCCGCAAGATACTTGAGCTTATACAGCAGTTCTACACCACGGAGCGGTTAATCAGGATTTACGACCCGACCACCAAAGAGCTTCAGGATGAGTTCACAATCAACCAGATCGGCCCGGACGGGGCAATACTGAACGATGTCACCATCGGCAAGTACGATGTCATTGTTTCCGACACACCGACTCATGCCTCTTACATGGACGCAGAATACGACAAGATGATGAGCATGATTGAGAAGGGTGTGCCTATCCCGCCTGAATACCTGATTGATTCCTCCAATGTCCGCAAAAAGTACGACATAATCAAGCAGATCAAGAGTTCAGGGGAGCCTTCACCGCTTGAGAAGGCAGAAATGGCCCTGAAGGAAGCAGAGGCAGCCGTCAAGCAGGCCCAGGCAGTCAAGGCAGAGGCAGACAGCATAGCTGCTACCGTCAAGGCGCAGTACGAGGCAATTCAGACAGCGGCAACCATTGCAGAGGTGCCTGCAGTTGCCCCGCTTGCAGACAGCATCTTACGTTCTGCAGGGTTTGAGGACAAGGACGCACCGCCTATTATCCCAGGTGCAGAGGCAGCCGTTGCAGGTGCAGCCAATCCAGGCCCTGAGCTTCCTACTCCTGCCGGTGTCCCAGGTGTTAACCGCAACACAAGCCCCATGTACCCGCCACAGCCTCCAAGTCCAGGCGCAGGGATAGGCAGGGGATCAGAGACGCAGACACCAGAGGACAACGTACCGACATAGGAGACCCAGGGTGATAGAGTCAGGCAGGTTCAAAATAGACGGCAATACTGTATGGTTTTTGACAAATTCAGGGAAAAAGGTAGAATTCAAGGTATATATTCACGGAATCAATCTTTTCGAGGATGCAGTAAGGGAATATTTGTGTTCAGACCTGAATAACCTTGACAGTGAAAACATTCTTGAGAGGATATCTTGCATAGTTGCACCGTCGGACCTTGACGATGCGAAAAAAAACATAGACGGAGGTACACAAAATGTCCAAAGACAAAGCGACGAAAGACAGTGAGTTTTCCCCAAACACTCCATTGAAGGATGTTTTTGAAATGGAGGAAAGGAAATTAACAGAAGAGACCCCGTACTCAGGTATGGACTTTTCAGAAGCCCTGAAAATGCTGAAATCAGGTGCAAAGATGCGGAGGATTGAATGGTCTGAAATCCAATGGGTTGTAATCATGCCGCCGTTATACCTGCCGCCTCATTGCAGCATTCTTGACGGCCCAAAGGTTAATGACAGGACAGCAAAGCACATAGGAAATGATGTTGCGCTTGATAGCCAGGCGTATTTTGCGTGCTTTACCAGGTATAACAAGTGGCAGCCTGGATGGATGCCCTCTGTTGTTGACCTGATGGCTACCGATTGGCAGATTGTAGAGGATTAATTCAATGTCAATCAAATATATTTTCAAAATTATCGTGTGCATGATCCGGGGGCACGACTGGTATCTTATCAAAATAAGGCCGAATTATACGGTAATGCGGTGTTCCCGGTGCCTTTTGGAAATAACACAGTACGCAAAAAGGAGAACAAAACAATGACGGACAAGATTCCTACACCAGAAGAGATTAAAAAGAAGAAAGAGGCGGAAATGAGGCAGGCAACAATGGAAATGGACCCCTGGAAGCACCGTTCAGCAGGGATGCGTTGCATTACCTGTATGTATTACGTTGCAAAATCAAAGGTTGACATGCCCTTACCTAATGTGCCTTTCAAGGTTGGCAGATGCCGCCGACATGCCCCCACTATGAAGGGATTTCCAGTAGTATTTGAAACGGATTGGTGCGGAGAGCATAAACTTGATGAGAATAAACTGCAGAAGATGGGAGCAAAATAAAACAATGACACTTCAAAACATTGGACGGTTTGTAATAGACAGGAACCTTCTTGCCGCAAATCTTGATTTTTACAGAGTATTTTTCAGGTGGCTTGACGGTATTCCTGTTGATGTTGACGTACAATACACCACAAACGAGATATCTTTTGTGATGTTAAGCGATAAATTTGAAAAGACACATATGTCTGAAGCACCGCCTGATTATGTGCTTATGATTGAGGACGTAAAGCCGGAAGATAGAGAGGAAATGATTTCAAAGATAAAAGAAGACCCTGATTCTATCGCTGACAGGTTTTTTGTTATCAAGGACGACGAGGTTGACAATTACACGATTACACCGCTTGGAGATTGTTTAATACCGTTTGGAGGCAATAATAATGGGAGCTAATGCAAGTTTTACACAGATAGGCTTTGACATACCTGATCCCTCAGAACTTAACCCGGAGGAGCTTCAGGAATCCATTGAACGGGGCGACTTCATAGGAGATGAGCTTGAAGAGGCCCAGAAATTACTTGAGGAGAAGCAAAATGCCGAAAAAGAAGGGCAGGAAGAAAAAGGCGAACAAGGCAACGGTGAGCCAGATGCTGATGGCCGGGAGGATGGCGAACCCCAGGGGAGTGGGAAGGGGAAATCCGCCGGGCGTGGGGATGATGCAGAGGCCGGGACCGGGGAGAAGGATGCAGGGGATGCCTCCACAGACTCAGGCACAGATGACGGGGAGGCCGATGAGGGGAAGGAGGAGGAGAGCAGCGAGGGGGATGAACAAGCGACCTCTGCCGCAGGGGACGATACTGTAACGGACAAGGAGGAGGAAGAGCTTCCCCAGACCGTTCCGCTTGCCAGACTGTCAAAAGAGGTGAGGCGCAGGAAAGAGCTTGAGGCCCGGCTTGAGCAGCTTGAGGCCCGGCTAAAGGCCAAACCTTCAGACAAGGCCGCAAAGGAAGAGAAAGACGACATAGAGGGCGAGCTTGACGAATATTTCATTGACGATGAAGGCATCGAGGAGGGTGAAGGCGCAGAAGGGCAGGTAACAGCCGACCCGGTGCTTGTCAAGCTGAACCAGCAATATCTTGAACACCTGGACATGGGAGAAACCGACGAGGCAGCAAAAGTTTTCTCAAAAATCCAGGAAAGACAGATTGCCATTGCGGAAGAGCGGGCGTTTGCCAGGATACAGGCCGGGCAGATTCAGGAATCAATCAACGACGCACAGCCTGTTTACGACAAGATTACCAGTAAAAACAAGGACTTGTTTGAAGAAGACCCTGTTGCCTTTGATGCCTTCAACGCTGCAATAGACAAGTATGCTGAAAATGGTCTCACACCGAAAGAGTCCGTTATCAAGGCAGCTTCTATCATGGGATTGTCTTACGAAACGACACATACTACTGAAAAAGTTGACAAAAAGGCAGTAGATAGTGTAAAGAAGAAACAAGATAGTTCCAGAATGAAGAATTTGGAAAACATCGGGAAGCAGCCTGCACCTCTGAAAAAGGTAGGCCAGGGTGCAGCCGATGGTGCAGGAGGACATGCAAAGAACCTTTTGCAGATGAGCGATGAAGAGTATCGTTCTCTGTCAGAGGAGGAGAAAAGAAGACTCAGGGGCGATTATCTTGAATAGTTTCCCTGAGTAATGTTAGGGGGTGGCATCAGGTTTTTTAACCGTCTATGTTTTCCCTGGTGTTGTCCCCTATATCACTTCAGTAAAACATAGCGGACCCGGCCCATGCCCGGCTTTCCCAAAAGCATGAAATAGCCCTCTGAGGGGCGTAAACCTCTGATTCAGGTCTTTGTTGCACCGTCAACGCAACTTAACAGTACAAAGGCGTGATTTTGCAATAAAATTTGAATCTTAGGAGGTTCACAACTATGAGTGTTACCAATTTTGGCCGTCTTGGAGACGAGCAGAAAACCTATTGGGAAAGAGAATTATGGACTTACATGAGGAACGAGTCCTTCATGGCGTCCGTAATGGGCAAGGACGAGAACGCACCAGTCCATCACATTACCAAACTTACCAAAACCGAGCGTGGCACACGTGCCATGATCCAGCTTGTACCAGACCTTCATGGCCGTGGCGTTTCCAATGACAACGAGCGTGTCGGAAACGAAGAGGCCCTGGAGACCTTGCTCCTGCCGATTGAGGTAGGTCTGATCTACAACGGTGTTACCAACAAAGGTAAGCTATCCGACCAGAAAAACGTCATCAATTTCAGGGAAACCGCCAGGGACCGGCTGAAGTATTGGCTGGCAGATGCTGTTGACAAGCTGGGATTCCTCACCATGTCCGGCATTTCCTACCGTTACAACCTTGACGGTTCGGACGCCGGGGAAGGCAACCCCTGGACTGAGCTTTCATTCTCTACTGACGTTTCCGCTCCATCAGCAGGCAGGCACGTCTTTTTTGACGGTTCAGACCTTCAGCCAGGCGATACAAGCGCAATTACCGACGGCATGACCCCCAAGTACGGTATGCTTGTCGATCTCAGGGCATATGCCAAGACCTCTTACATGAGGCCGATTAAGGGCGGTGGCGGAAAGGACTACTACATTTACCTATGTGATCCACGCAGCCTTGCCGCACTGAAAAAGGACCCTGATTTCCTGTCTGCCGTTGTCCAGGCCGGGCAGAGGGGCAAGGGCAACCCGTTCTTTACCGGTGTCATCGAGACGGTTGACGGCATTCTCATAAGGGAGCATAATCTTGTCTATAACACTACTGGTGCTGCTGACGGCGAGAAGTGGGGTGCTGCCGGTGACATTGACGGAACAAGGTCTCTGTTCATGGGTGCCCAGGCCCTTGCATTCGCTGACATCACAGCCCCGGAGTGGACTGAGGAAAAGCGCAACATGGGTAACAGGGCCGCAATCGGTGTGGACAAGTTCGTCGGTTATCGCAAGCCTGTATTCGACAACCCCTACACCAAGAATGAAGATGAAGACTTCGGCGTAATAGCTGTTGATCTCTCCATCAAGTAAAGGAGGTCATATCATGGCAATCACTTCTTTGACTCCAAAACAGCGAGGAGAGGAGAGACAGTCTTCTCTTGTCGGTGTTGTGGATTTCACGGGTGACGATATAAACAGCAATTCGTTTACCCCTATTTTCCAGATGCCGAAAGGTGCCATTCTCATGTCTGTTGTGCTTTGCGTGAGAGAGGCATTTACCGCATCCTCTACCGCTGATGTAGGTTATCAGTCTTCACCTGACGGCCTGCTGGACGATATTGATCTGGCAACCGTACAGTGTAATGTTGTCCAGAACCTGCCAAGTACAGAAGGTCACGGAGGTGTTATCGGCATAACCGCTGCAGGCGTTTCCGGTTCTGGCGGTGCAGGAACACTGCTTGTCGAGTATATCAGGGCATCCAGAGCACATTCAACCCAGGGATAAGGAGGGCTTTATCATGAGCAGCAAAGTACCTCTTACGTTAAAAGACAAAGGTGAAGGCCGCCAGTCTCCCCTTGTTGGATGGGTTCTGCTTGGAGCAACTGAACTGTTGAAACATAACGACGCCGTTACCGAGGTGTTTGAAATGCCTGACCAGTACAGGCTTACCAAGGTAATGGTTGAGGTGGTAACAGCATTCAATGCAGGTGCATCTCTCAATGTCGGATACGAAAACGACCCGGATGCGTTTCTTACTATAGACCTGACAGTGAAAGGTTTTAGCAAGGGAGCCTATGTCGATATGGGACGACTCGGAACGATAGACGGTGATCCTATTGTCATCGTTCCTTCAGGCATTGACGGATCATCCGGCCTTTTGACTATAACCGCAAAATATAACGTGGAAGGAAGGACGCACTGCACCCAGGGTTAAATAAACCTCCAACTCCAACCCGGTACCCGCCGTGGGGCTGAGACTCCCGCAACCAGTCCCACGGCAATTTATTACAAGGAGATAATGCATGAGATTTTTCAGAAACAAAAAAAAGACGGTTGTACTTGCTTCACTTACAGGGCATATAGTTCGTGTGGGGAGTGAATGGAAGGCTGTTCCGGAGCCTCTTGTATCCCAGGCCCTTGCAGCAAGGTGTGAAGAGAGAAAGGATTCAGAAGACGACGAGCAGGCTACAGCTTCACCGGATTTCATAAAAAAGAAACAGCCGAAGGAACAGCCGAAGGAACAATCGGCCTATACCCTGGAAGAAGTAAAAGGTGCGATAGCCAAAATTGACAAAATGCTTGACGCAGGCAAGGAGCATCACGGGAAGCTGAAGCTGTTGACCGCCCAGGGGATACCGAATGCGCTTGTTGTCGGAAGCATTCTCGGCAAGGCCGTAAAAAAAGAAGATGTTCTGAAGGTCCTGGAGCACAATGAGGATGAATAATGAACACTTCAGAAATGATAGAAACCATTGCAGCAGAGGTTATGGATGATACCTTAACCTCTGACCGCATTTTGCCCCTCCTGAACCGTGCCCAGCTTGCAATATCCAAAGCGATAAACTTCCCCCACCTCATAACACGATATTCCCTCACCACCGTACCGGACCAGCCAGAAACTACAATGCCTGAAGATTTCCAGAAAAATCTATTCCAGGCGTATGTTGAAGGCGTTGAAGTTGATGTTATGAACAGCAGGAAAGAACTTTTCTCGGAATACGGGACGTACAACGTCATCGGTTCCGGAAGCATTTATGCTGTTGCTGTTGAAGGCCGGAACCTCTGTTATGCCCTCATTCCTTCCTCTGCCAAGGAAGTGGAGCTCCATTACTACAGGAAGCCTGAGAACATGACGGATTCTGCCGACTCATATCCTGAGCTGCTTCAGGACGATCCGGACCTTGACGATGCGTTGATGTATTGGGTGAAATGGAAGTTTTTCCAGCAGATAGAGCAGGGAATTGAAGGACAGAAGACGGACACCAACTACAACCTTGGCAATTATCAAAATGCCCTGAGAAGGGTAAAACTTGGCATACGTGAAGGCGAGTCAGTTCCTGATGCGTATTCAGTTAAACAGCCGTGGTAGGATATGAAACCAGTCACTTTATTTTCGGGCACAACCGGCCTTAATACGGTAGATGATCCTGTAAGGATACCGTTTGATTCCAGGACAGGGGTAGGCGGCCTTGCAGCGGCTGTCAACGTAACGGTAAAGCGGTCGGCAAGGATAGGAAGGCGCAAGGGATATTCCAAGATTGCTGAAGGTTCTTTTCATAGCCTCTACGGTGACAGGAACGAGGCATACGTTGTTTCGGACAGGTCCGACGATTCAGCAATATACATGATTGAGAGTGATTTTTCCCTGCGTGGTGTAAGGTCCGGCTTGTCAAAAGGCAAGCGTGTAAGTTACACCAGGCATCCAAAGGGACGGATTTACTATTCAAACGGTTCAGAGAACGGCTATCTGTGGGGTGGAAAATCATTTATCTGGGAAAACGATAAGTATTACGGCCCACGCACTACCAGGGAATTTTTCAGCCCGCCTAAAGGTCGGCATATCTGTTTTGGCCTTGGAAGGATGTTCATTGCCAGGGACAATGCTGTTTACTGGTCCGAACCGTTCCGGGAAGACCTCTACGACATGGCAAGGAATTTCTGGCAGTTCGGAAGCTGTGTGCGAATGGTGAGGACTGTGAC